TCGCCATTTGCTCGCAATAACGTTTTGGCGTGCAATTGCAAATTTGTTTTGAACAATCCGTTCATCGGTCAACCTTTTGACTAGGTCAAAATTGCTTCGGTATCGCTGATTTGATCCGTTGCAATCAATTGAATCCCGAACGCATCACTCGGAAACGGTGCGGGCGCACCGGTCGGATTTGTTGCGGTTCGCGATTGCTGTAATTGACGTAGCGAACGCCGTGACATTGCAATGACACTCGGCGCACGTCCGGCGGGAAACTTGCCGATCAATTCGGACAGCAAATCGTCGGTCAAACCCTTTCCGGCGTCCTCTGTTACGTTTGCAATCCGTCCCAAATCGTAATTGGTTGCGACTTGCAATCCGCCGTAGAACAAAATCGGCGTTCGCATCGCGTCATAACTTCCGGTGACGCTACCGGATCGAAGAACGCTATACTCTTGCCCGATTTCAATTTGACCGCCCAAACCGTAAACGGCGGAAACGGCGGATTCACCTAAACGAATCGCCCAAACGCTCGACGCGGTCGATGCGGTCGTTCCACCGGCGTTTACAACCATTTCGTCGGCGACGGCGTCAACGGATGACAAATCGGCGAAACCGTTGAATCCGACGGCGTCGGAATCCGTTCCGTAAATGATCTGCGATTCCATCCCGACAAACGCCGCAATTAAATGGTCAATCGCTTCGCGACGCTTCAACGCTTCGCCGCCTTCGGCTTTGAGCAAACCCATATCAATATCAAAACCGGCGTCAAATAATTTCAACGCTTGCGTGATTTTTGTGTACGTCGCTTTGGTATTCTCAACACCGTCATTGATCGCGCGGAAACCGGCGGCGGGTGCGGCGGTTTTCTTCAACCATTCGTGCGACGTTGAATTCGACGCGACGATTGACGACATTGCTTTAAGCAATGGGGTTTCCTCAAGCAAATCGGAAACCTGAATGTCGGAAATATTGCCGTCTGCTAGTTGTAGTAGATCGGCGGCGGTAACGAATGAATTTGCCATTTTCTCAATCCCTCAAAATTTGTGATGTTTGTTGACGCGTTGAAATTAGTTTTTTTGCGAACGTGTGAATTGTGCGAACGTCATCGGTTTTTTGATCGAATCATCACTGACACCGATTCCCAAACCGTCGCGTTCGCCAAACTCAATTGCGGACAACGTCGCTTCCAATTCGGAAACGCGTTTTTGCAATTGCTCTTTTTCTTCGCCTAAACTTTTAGACAAACGTTCGAATCCTTCGGAAAACGAAACGCCTGATTCAAACCATTTTTGACCCTGTTCAATTCCGAACGCGTCCGTGTATTTCTTCAATTCCGCGACGAAATCGGATTTCGAAAACGAACGTGATTCCGACGAAACCTTTGATTGTTCGTCGTCGCTTTCCGATTCGCTTTCGCTTTCGGGTTGCTGTTCCGAATCACCTTCGGGTTGTTCATCCGAATCACCTTTGGGTTGATTTTCGGAAACGTCGTTCGGTTGTTCGTCGTCGGATTCCTCCGCCAACGCCGAACCGCACGTTTCGCAATATTCAACCGAATCGTCGTCAACGTTTTCGGTTGCTTTTTCTTCGGGTTCCATTGCTGAACCTTTCGCTAGTGAATAACCGTTGGAACGCAACCAACGCTGAAAAAACTCCGACGCTCTTTCCGCGTCGACGCCGAACAACGCGTCCGGCTTTTTGATTTGTTCTCCGACCATGAATCGCAAAAACTTATCCGCGTCGACCGGCAACGACGACGCCGAATAGATTCCGTCGGGATTTGCTGCGGGTTCGTCGACCAAATCCGCCGCCCGCAATTTTGATAATCGAACGTGCGGAATGTTTTCGACGTTCATTTCGTCGGGCGATTTGAAACCGGACAAATCCAAATCGTCGGGTTCGAAAATTGAATCGTTCGGTTCCGCGCCGTTCTGCAAATGGAAATCGCGTTCCGCTTTTTCGTCGTGTTCAAACACAATTGACAAACCGGCGGCGTCGGAATCTTCGTCAATTAGTAGCCGAACGTACTCGACCAAATTTCCGTCCGGCGTTTTGGTTGCTGACGTTGCGAAATGCAAATCCGCTAACACCTTGTCACCTTCGACGCGTGCGTTCATCACGCGACCCAACAATTTTCCCAATCCGTCCGAACTCATTGACGGATGCGTGAACCTTGCTTTGATCCCGTTTTCCGATTCGTTGATTGCTTCCGCGACCTGATTCAAAAACGGTGCGTCAATCCAAGAATCGTGACCCAACGCCTCGCCCCGTGTGATGACCGAAACGTTTTCGATCATTCCGGCGTCATACTTCCCGCCCTCTTGATACTGGAACGCCTCAACCGAACTTGACCGGTCAAAACGTGTAAACGCGGGTGCGACGTCCGTTTTGTATTCACTCATTTTCGTCACCTGTTTGTTGTCGCGTTCCGTTCCCGACGGGTTCAACCTGATTGTCGCCCGATGTTTCCTCGACGCTGGAACCCGATTCATCGGCGACCGTGAAACTAACGTCGACGCCGCGTTCCTTCGCGTACCTGATCGCCTCCGAAATGTCGTCGATGTTTTCGTAATAATCCGTCCCCGTCATTCGACAAATTCGTTGCGGCGTGTCGATTCCCGCCGCGATTGCGTCGACGTTTCCTTTGATTTCCTTTGCTGGATCCCACCACGGAAAACCGGTCGGAACCCATTCGAACGGCAATTCGTTTATTGAAATCGGCGGCAACAATCCCGCCGCAATCCATTGGGAATATTTCCAAACGGTATATTGACGCCGCATTTCAATTTGATCGTCGCGTTTGTCTTGCGCTGATTTGTTGTAGTTCAAACCCGCTTGACGACTTCCGTGAAAATTCGTGAACGATTCGTCGTAAAACGAAAACGGAATGTCCAACGCTTTCAACGCAACCTGAATGACCAATTGTGTGAAATTCTGAAATTCGCCGGACGGCGTTTTCGATTCCAAAAATTCTGCACGATCGCCCGCGTCCAAATCGAACACTTGCGGGTTGTCACCGAAATTCACGTCGTATTGTGTCGGTTGTGCTAATTCGTCGCCGTCCTGATCGACTTGGGTTCCGTACGACGCGGTCAATTCGCCTAATTGCCCCGACGCTTCACGATAAAACGAAACCGCAAACAATTGCGAAACCTTCGCTTTTGCTAACGCGTAAGAAAAATTTTCATAAACGTCCTGCATCGGCGCGAGCGCGGAAATCAACGGCGACACGCCCCGCACCTGATCGGTTCCGAAACGATCATAAAAACCATACTGAATGACGTTCGACGCACGAACGGAACGCAAAAATTCAACGTCCGAATACCCTACACGCTTCCACATTCCGAAACGCTTCGGTCGTCCAACATTGTTGACGCTGATTCCATTGATCCACGTTTCATTTCCGTCGGGTTCCATGTTCGGCGGATCCCTGACCAAATCCGCTTGAATCCCTTGAATCGTTCCGTTCTGCAATTTGACTAAAAAAACGTCGCCGTCCAAAACTCGACGCATTTCCGCCAAACGAAACATTTTTTCGCGTGTGAATTTCCCCGACGCGTCGCAATTGTTCGGTCGGTTGTCCTCGACCATCAATGCTTCGATATATTTGTCGAGCGATTTGTCACCGGTTCGCGAACGGAATTTGAACGTCGAAACATAATCCAAATGCCTACGAATCATCCAACCGACTAACGATAGGTTTCGCTGTAACTCCGCCGCTGACGCTTGCGCCTGACGATGTTTCGAACCCCTTAGTTGATAATCTTCGCGACCGATCCGATTGACAATTTGTTTGCGTTGACGATTCGGTTCAACAATGTCGTAACCGAACGCCGAAACCGCCCTTTTTGCAAAATTGCGGATCATTTGCGAACCCCGCCCAGATTCCAATTCATGTTCAACGGACGGGATGACGAAATCAAACGCCGGTTCAAATCGGCGCGTTCCTTTCGCAATGAATTAACGTCGATCGACGTGGACGTTCCATCGGTCGAAACGCTTGTCACGCCCGACGCTAACAATTCGTCAATGTCGTCGATTCGCTGTTTGATTTGTTCGTTTGTTGCCATTCCCCCAACGTATCGGCGCAAACGCTGGATTCAACAAACGCGTCGACTGTTTCACCGTGACACGCGGTTTTCGTAATATTTCACGACCAATTTTTGACCGCACGTTTTGCAACCGCACCGTTTCCAAACAACATGATCGAAAACCATTCCGTCGGCGACTCCGTCGATTTGACGCGTCACGACGTTTTGAAACGCTGAACGTTCGGTCGATCCGCAATTCGGACAACGAACCGGATTGTGTGCGACAACCACCGGCGACGTTTTGTCGACCTTTGGTTTTGACTTTCGTTTCACTCGCGAATCATCTTTCGATTTTTCTAACGCCATATTTTCGCCGCTGCTTTCGTTGAACCCTCGTTTCGGATTTCGTTTTTGTTTGTTGCTGGAATTCATCCGCGACCCCTTCGATTGAACCAATGACACAACAACCGACCAAACAATCGAAAAAATCGTTGTCGATGTTTGATTTTCGTTGCTTCCATTCAACGACTTTGTTTCCAATTTTGCCCGTCACAACTTCGGGTTCCTCCGATGAACAATGATCCGCAAACATTCGATGCGTTCCCTTTGTTCCTTCGAACAACAAAATTGATTTTGGCGACGACGGTTGACAAACCAACCGTTCCGCCGCAAATGACTTCCAAAAATTCGTGTCGACGATCAATGAACCAACGCCACGTTGACCGGCGGGCGGCGGCGACATTTTGCAACGACGACCCAATAAATCCGACTTTGAATGTTTCCACAAATGCCACGGTCGAGAATCCGCACCGATAAAATGTCCATGCGTCGGATGAATTTTTCCCATCACGTTTGACTGCAAACAAAACCGACGAATCGTTTCGGTCGCTTGCCCCCAACCGGCGTCGACGCCGAACCGGTCGATTCGGTGAATTTGCTGACGGTTCCCCGCCAACGTTTTGACGTATTCGGTTGCCGACAATTTGCCGATCAACTGAGCCAACCCCGCGTATATTGCCGACAACGAATCTTTTTGTTTTGTCGCTTTCCTCAACGTCGTCGCCAATTGCCGTTTGTTGAAATACAACCGCCTCTGATCGGGAAACGTTCCGTAATCAATCACATGACAACGACCGCCGATTTCCCATGCGGTAACGCAATAAAACAAAACGTCCAATTGCACGTCGACGAACGCGACCAACTTTGAACAATCCGGCGGAATTGCGTTTCGTTCGAACCCGTTGGTTCGTTTCATCATTTCCACCGGATCGACTTCGAACGGCGTTTCGATCGCTTCGCCCAACGGTTCGTTTTGATACTCTGCAAAAAATGTTTCCTCGTCGCGGATCCTCAAATTCCATGCGTGATGCAACGCGGACAATTCATTTTTTGAATGTCGTTGTTCCCAACCGACTTTCGATCCTTCGTGCATTGCCTCGAAATTTTCGCGAACGAATTCCGCCGCAATTTCGCCCGTACCACCGTCCGCCAATTCGCTTTCAAACTTCGATTGATACTTCGACCACAATTCTCCGCCGGATCCCCAATCGTAAACCATTTGACAACGCGAACCCTTCCAAACCGGCGATTGTGTACGATCTAACAAACGGTCGATCAAATCGTTTTTGTAAATGACCGTTCCGGTGCAAACGCCCGCGATTGTTTGTTGTGGTGCTGCCATTCCCAAAACATCGCCGACCATCAACGCGAAACGATCTTTGCATTGCGACGGCGACTTTGCCGACTCTTTCGTTTGCGGATCGTCGATTCCAACAATGTCCGGTCGAATGATTGTTCCGTCCGGCAACGTCGTTTGCTGTCCTCGAATGTTTCCGGTCAAACCAACGACTGACAAAACCGCGCCGCTGGAAACGCTTTCGTCGATGACGCCAAACCTGATTCGATCCTGTTTCCATTCGACCGACGTTTTTTCGCCGTTGTACCGCTGACCGGTCGCCAACCTTGCTTCGCCGTTCAAACATCGGAACGACCACGTTTCCGCCGGATAAATTGCCGCCAACTGTTCGTTGTATAACAACTCCGATTTTGCGGAATCCAACAAACCGGTTGCCGCTTGCGCCGTCGCCGCGACCAAAACGCCGAACCGCCTGTTTGCGGTCAATAACGCCCACAAAATACAACGCAACATGATTGTTGTTTTGCCGGATCCACGCGGCATCGCGACCGCTTTCAACAATCCGACGGTTGCCGCCTGCTCCAATTGCTCGATCAAATTCAAATGATCCGGCGAAAATTCCATTGGGAACGCGTTCGGATAACAAATCCGCAAATGTTCCAACAACGACGCGTCTGAACGTTCCCGCAACTCGACGAATTCGCCGACTAATTCCGGCGGCGAACCGATTTCCTGAGCCGACAACGATTGTTTTTTCGCCCAACGTTTCGCGTTTTCACGATGACCGATTTTCGACGATTTATTTTTCGTCGATGCGTTCGATTCTCTGATCTGAAGTATTGACGCCAATTCCTCGATTTCGGATTCGCTCAACGATTTCAACAATTCGACTTCGTTGTTCGTCAATGCTTCCATTTTGTT